GCTAACATAAAAATTACGCAAAGCACAAATAATATTGATAATACTATAATCATAACTTTATTTTTTTAAATGTACGAGAGAGAGGGGTTTGCACCTCTACAGGGAGATTACTCTTTGTCCTTACCATATTGCTATGATATGCGTCTAACGTGTGATTAATTATCGATAATTATCAATTCCGCCACTCTCGTGAGCTAATTACTTAGCAGTGTCAGCAACTTTTGCTGTATCGCAAATTGCTTTTGTAGAATCGCATTTTACTGTTGTAGAATCCGTAGTCGCTACTGTTTCTGTTTGTGTTCCTGAGTTACATGCTACAAGTGACATTACAACCGCAGCAATTAAGAATAATTTTTTCATTTGTTTTTTGTTTTTGTTTATTGATTGAATTAGATTATAAATATACTATTTTGGTTTTAAAATTGTAAATATTTTTTTCAAGTATGTAAAATTTAATTAAAATACTGTTTTATCATCTTCTTCTATTATATCATTTTCCAAATCCGGAAATTCTTCTAGTAGATCTGTTACGTATTGTCTCATTTCTTGGTACACGTCTGTTCCTGTATCTTCAAATCTGTCTTTAGAAAATGAAGTATGAGGAGCTGGGGGAATCGCTTCTTCCAATATATAATTTCCTTCTACGGTTATGTCCATTACTGTGTATAGATCATCTTTTTTCAGTGTTTCTCCATCTGCATTAATGCACTTAACTATTGATCCTATGTGTATCATTTTTTAAATTTTTAATGTGATTATATAATTGTAATGTAGTTCCATCGAAACTTTCCATGATCTGTTCTAAATCGGCTTTATCTATTTTTAAAGTTTTACAAAAATCTATTTTCATCTTATTCATAACTACGGTTTCTTCTTTTTGATAGTCAATCATAAGTCGTCTATATCTTTCCATAGATAAGCTTGTTGTATCAAATCTTTTATCTGGACATTTTAGAGTTTGTAGTTTGTCTTCAAGCAAGTGTAATTCATACTCAGCTTGATATAAGTAATTAGAAAACTCATAATCTCCATTTTTTATTTTATCATAAAGTGGAGCTTTCTTAGAAAGAACTTCTCTAGATTCGTAACGTCTCCACCACTGGAAACAATTATATTTCGTTAGATACAAGTTTGCTAGTTGACTTTCTAAAAATTCTCTTGATAATCTTATTTGCATACTATTATAATTTATTGAAATGTCTTTCGTAAATGTGTAAATTAGTTATCATCCAATTCATAGATCCTATTTTATATCCAGTTTTTTCTGATACATATTCCATAAGTTTAGAGAAACAATATTGATCGTTACAAAATCCGAACCATAAATCTATAGATCTTGCAAATACAGTTAAATGTAATAAATTATCTTTTACATAAAAATTTAAGACATCATTACATGGGGTATCGTATTTATATCGATCTAATTCATGTAATACATAGTGTACTAATATGGCTCTACGAGTTTGCGGATTAGATTTTAATTCACAAATCATTCTAACCAATTGATTGTTATAGTTCCAAAAATATCCGTAATTTGAATTTACTTGAGTAGTGCCAGGTATCATCATTTGTTTCCAAATCTTGGCTTTTTCAGATATTTCTGATGCATCTCTATCTCCTTTTAAATACCATTGCCATTCATAGTCAGCATACTCTTGATTAAACTTACGTTGTGGTGTAGTTATTACTCTTGATAGTGGATTTTCTATAGCAAAAGAAACATTAAATAATGCTTTTGTTGTTGCGTAATCTTCTCCAGTTTGACTTATTTCTTTATATAGGCTTTCAAATGCTTCAGTTGGTGTACTATACATATTCTTTATATTTTTCTACTTTTATAAACTTTTTAAGAAATTCTATTCCACTCTTATCTCTGTACTCTTCCAAATATACAACTCTTTTTATTTCTGATTGTAATATAAGTTTTGAGCAATCTAAACACGGAGACAGTGTTAAGTATAAGGTACCGCCTTTCATAGACATTCCTGATTTTGCAGCTTTAATTATGGCATTAGATTCAGCGTGTATCACATATGGAAATGTTACATTATTTTCATCTTCACAACAATTATTCATACCTTTTGGTGATCCATTAAACCCAAAAGATACTATATTTCCATCTATAACTATAACGGCTCCAACTTTAGATCTTACACAATACGATAGAGTAGAAACTTCTTTTGCTATGTTTATAAAAACCTTATCTAATTTCTTTTGTTTAGGAGATTCCAGTGCTGCCAAATCCTCCGGAACCACGTTCAGATTGTCTTGATTCGAATTCATTTACTATTTCTACGTTTTGATAATTAACTGGAATTAAGATGAACTGAGTAAGTTTCATACCTGGTTCAATTGTGACTACTGTATGCGGAGAGGTATTGTAAAGATGAAGGTGAATCTCTCCTTCGTAATCTTCGTCTACAACGCAAGCTCCTACTGATAATCTTAATTTTGTTGCAACTCCTGATTTGTTGTATGCTATAAGTGCGTGACCTTCAGGAACTTGAGCTTTTATTCCAGATGGAATTAATATTGATTCTCCTGGATGTAGAGGATAAGCTTGCCAATCATTAGGCACAAAGAAGTCTAGTCCAGCGCTTTTACTTGTTCCTCGACTTGGGGGTTTTACGTCCCTGATTAATTTGATCTTCATTTTTTTCTGTTTGTTTATTTTTTAAATAATCGTTTAAAGATGCCATATAGGCCACGCAATCGAGATAATTGTCCTCCTTGTAATTCCATGACGCTCTAGATAGCTTCAATGCAATAAGGCAATTGTACATATCTGTAGTTGTGATCTCTTTTCTGCAGAGCTCTGATGCGATTCTCGCTGATTGTTCCATACCTTCTTGGAATGGACCGTACATGCGTTCTTTTTCTTCGTTTCTTTCGAAAACAATTTTGTGTGCTTGTTGTAATATACTCATAACTCTAATTTAATTTATTTATTTTGAATATCGAAGGGAATCTTTGTGGTCACCCCACTCTCTTTGAGAATCAATATCTTTGGCTTTAATTGTCGGTGTAGGCATATTTCTAGCAACATTCCAAAACCAATCCCCTTGTTTACCGAATTTTTTAATAAATTCCCAACCTTTTGCATCGTAAGTGCGTATGCAATCAAAAGGCGGTATTATGTCAGCATCAGCTGTAAACTTCTTGGTGTGGCTATAGAAACGAGCTCTTCCGAGCTCACCAGGTTGAATATTTCTTGCCACTGCTACAGCATTAAAGGAAGTATTAGGAAGCGCAATCTGCATAGTTCTGGATAGCACTCCAGTAGAAAATACAGACCACATCTCAGGGATTGCCATGTCTTTGAAATTATCATAAAATATTCTTACTCCACCAGCTACTACCATTTCATGTTTTAATCCAAAAGGCAAATACTTAGCGCCGATCTTTTCAGCGAATTGTTTTGCCCAAATGTTTGCGGTAGGCATAGCTGGTATTCTTACAAAGATTGGAATGCCACCATATTCGATTGCTGTTAATTGATGAGCTGATGCCTCTTTGGAAGCTGGCATAAATAGATACAATTTCTTGTTGTATTTCTTTGCCAAATAACATAAAGAAAATGGAGCGTATCCTGTTCTTGGTGCTACATAAACTAAAGCATCTTCTTTGACTTGAGATATAAAAAAATCTGCCATTTTTGCTTTACTTCCAAATTCAAATTCTCCATCATCTACAACTTTGAATCCGTCAATATCTTTGATAGTAAAAGTAAAGTCGTGTTTATAATCTTTGGTGAGATCTAAATAATATTGCAGATCTCGACCATTTGCTAGATCAAGATTCGATTGATCCGTTGCTTTGTTGAGGAACATATGTTAATTCGTTTAAGTATGGATAATATTTTGGACGTAAGTGAACAGAACTTTTTTGCTCTAGAATATCTAACATTTTCATGCCATCTTCATCAATCCACTCTTCTGGCCACTGGATAACTTTGAGTCCTGATTCGTTAATAATTTTATTAGCGACTTTTCTTAATCTCATTCTCTCCTCTCTGGTTCCGAAGAATGGTTGCTTCTTATAAAGACCTGTGCCAGGAATCTTTCTGCTTTCGTGTTCTACTGGTAATAATTCTACTAGAGTGCAATCGATTAATTGTTTTGCGAAGTCAACATACTTTGTAAATAAATCGATTGTTGCCGCTATAGGATCTTCTTGTCTCATCAAATGAAATCTCAAATCGATGTTGCCAAAGTATAGAGTCACTTCGTCATACTTTTCGTTTATCTCTTCGGGAGTCGATCTCTTCAAGAATCCGTGTAGAGTGCGACCAGGGGTAAAATCTAAAGTGTATCCCGGTTTCCAAACGCTAAGACCGTGAGAATCTGCGATAACGGCTTTTCTTGTTCGCTTACCATTGCTCATAAACAGATCTACAAAGTTTCCAACAGGAAACTCTGTGTTCTCTATCTTGATTCTTTTGTTGAATCCTTCGAAGTCGAACTCTTTGTTGATGAATTTAACACCGCCTTTAAAGTCTGCAATCGCTTGCATCTTTTCGTAGTGTTCAGGTTGAGGTCCACCAGGAACATTGAATGAGCCTTCCATAAAATTAACTCCTTCACAAACGAAGAGAGCATCATAATCTTTCCAAGTGTTGGGTTTAGGATTTACGTCTATTTGATCTTGTGGGAAATAATCTCGAATCATTCGAGTAGCAATCAATCCGTATGCACCTCCTTGACTATTTAAAGTAGAGCCTACTTTTCCCATGATGCTAACCATTGCATATTTTGCCATAACTTTTTGTTTATATGTAATATTAATATATAATTTCGATTTGGGGAAATTTATTTTTTAAGAGACATAAAAAAAGCACCAAAAAGGTGCTTTCACTTATTTTTATTTTTTTTAATTTCATTTATTTTATTACAAGTAAATAATATTTTTCAAGATTTTTTCTACTATTTTGTGATTTATCTCCATAGGCATCATCTGCTACTATATATTTGTCTCCAACTATTTTAACTATTTCACCAAATATACCATTGTATTTTGTAACTACTTGATTTCCTACTACGACTTTAGTTTTTGGAGTTATATATGTGAATTGTCCTTTTTTTAACCCTTTTTGGACAAAGTATACATAATCATCAGTTGATTCAGCGCTTTGTGCTTCTTCAACTTCTTTTGGAGCTTCTTTCATTACTTTACCAAATTTTTTCACGGCTTGAGCATAGGTCATTGGCTTACTATCACCTACAGTTACCATATCGGTTGGTTTCAATTTATAACCTTCATGTTCTTTTTTGAAATAGTTTTCATCTGAAAACCAAATTTCATCTCCATCTTTTTTCACATTTTTAGCTTCTTTTAAAAGAGGATTGTTCTTTATATACTTGTTGTAATCGAATTGTTGCATTTGTTCTTTTTTATACCTATAAATATACTAAAAAAAAAGAAAAGCGCCCGAAGGCGCCTTATAATTTAGAATTGTTTTATTTTACATTCCCATCATTCCCATTCCTCCATCATCAGCTTTCTTATCTGTTTTCTCAAACACAACTGACTCGGTTGTCAAGATAGTTCCTGCAACTGAAGCTGCATTTCTTAGAGCTGTAATAACAACTTTTGCTGGATCGATGATTCCTGCTTCGAATGCGTCTACTACTTTGCCATTCTTTGCATCATAGGTAGCATTCTTTAATTTGGAAGTATGAATGTCATGAGCTACAGAATACCATTTATCGTTTCCTGCATTCTCAAGAATTTTCATGAAAGGCGCTGCGCATGCCATGCTGACAATTTGTAGACCTTTGTCATTACTATCTTCTGTGCAATCAAGCACATCATA